TGAAAAAGAAACTTGCAGATCATGGGTGCATCTTTATGAAAACCGCTGATGTGATTGAACTGCCGGAACAGACTGAACAGAAGATATTCTTTAAGGCAACACAGGCGTACAAGTATTTTATCAAAAACAGTTACATCATGCTTGATACCCTGAATATGTGCAAGTTCAAAGATGATTCAGATTATTACGGCACGGATGTGACACCACGGGTTGAACTGGTTGGTGATAACAGCCTGACCAAGATGCTATATGCACGGCAGTTGTGCGGGCAGTGGCACAAGGAAAAACTGGAAGGTTTGCGGGACTTGGTTGAATCAACAGAAGATAGGCTGATTATATTCTACAACTTCACAGCAGAACTTGAAGCAATGCAGAAAAAACTTGCTGATCTGAACAGACCTTATTCAGTTGTGAATGGGTCAAAGAAGGACTTGACCGCATACGATCAGGCAGATGATTCAATCACATTCATACAGTATCAAGCAGGGGCAATGGGTGGTAATTATCAGAAAGCAAATAAGATTATTTATTTCACATTGCCACTTGGCAAAGGGTCATGTGATATGTGGGAACAGTCAAAAAAGCGTATTCACCGCATAGGACAAGCCAAACCGTGCTTTTACTATTACTTACTGGTGAAGGGTACGGTTGAAGAAAGAAACCTTGCAGCGTTGAAAGAAGGGAAGGAACTGACAGATGAATTATTCAAAAATACTTAATTGGATATTTGGAATCATGGCATTTATCGGTGTATTCCTGATAATCGGTGCAGTCGGTGCATCTGACTATGCGGTTGAAATGGGAATATATGAACCACTTACTGCACACCTGAAAGAATACATCATTGGTGCAATTCTGATAATTCCCGGAATCATTTATTTGAAAATTACGGAAAGGGGTGATGAAAATTGAACTATTCAAAGAGCATGAGAAAGTCGGCAATGGTCAAAAGGGTCATGATTCTGATTGGTGTTGCACTTGGCGTTGGTTTGGTGATTGGTAATGTGTCAGGATATGCCCTGAAAACTCATATAACCGCCAAGGACAAGCAGAAAACAGAAGAACAGACACTTGAACGGTCAAGCACTAAAACCCTTGTATATGGGGCGTATGATGACAGAACTTTTACACAGGAAATTTCCCTTGACTGGGGTGCGGGTGACTTGGACTTCACACCGCTTGACTGCAAGATGCCGGAAGAACAACAGGAATTTACATATTACCTTTGTACCGGATACAACATTGATTTTACCCTTGTTATGGCACTGATTCAGAATGAAAGTAGTTTTGACCCGGCGGTCATCAGCAAAACCAATGATTACGGTTATATGCAGATCAATCAGATCAATCATCAGTGGTTGACAGATACCCTTGGTGTTACGGATTTTACAGACCCGTATCAGAACATCAGGGCGGGCGTGTTCGTACTTAGAAAACTGTTTGAACGGTATCAAGATACCAATATGGTCTTGATGGCGTACAACATGGGTGAAGATGGTGCTGCCCGGTTGTGGGAAAAGGGCATCTATTCAACCGACTACACAGAAAAAATACTGAACCATCAGACACAGTTCAATGAACAGTTGGAAGGGAGTAGTGATTGATATTATGCAATATTTTGTGAATTATGATGTATCTGACATTCCAAGCAAAAAGACAATTCCAATGAAAAATGTGGTGTCTGTTGAATATGACATATTAACGCAATTCATTTCATCTGAACATAACAACATGGTTTTAGAATTTGTTTTTGATAAAGCAGACAACGGTGCATATTTTATGAATCACCAAACAGAAAGTTTTCGTAATCAAATACGAAAACATAACCTTCCTGTTGAAATTCGTACTTGTAAAAATAAAATGTTCTTTTTGAAAAAATCAATACAAATTGATATTTCTATCGAACAGATAAGGGCAAGCATGAAAGAAAAAGGTATAAGAAGTAAAGAACTTGCAAGTGTATTACAGATTACGCCGGAACACTTGTGTAGGGTACTGAATGGCAAGGTTCATATGGAACAGGTGCTTGGTATAGCAATCAATGCAGTTATTGAAAGGTGGTGTTGATATGGAACTTGGTGAAAGAATAAGAAAAATCAGAGAATCAAAGGGGTTTTCACAAAAAGAAGTAAGTGAAAAAATAGGATGTTCATATCAACAACTTTCACAATGGGAAAGTGGTTCAAGACATCCAACATATAGAAATATTGAGAAGATAGCGAACGCCCTTGAAACAAGTACATTGATACTAATTGGGTTCGACTTATGTGATGTATCTACAAATGATTTGCTTAATGAAATCAAAAGGCGGTGCAAGTAAATGGCAGCAGAAAAGAATTTTGAAAATAAGGTCAAAGCGTTCCTGAAGGACACCGGGGCGTGGCTGCTGAAATACTGGGGCGGTGCTGCTTATACAAAAAGCGGTATTCCTGACCTGTTGGTTTGTTCAGACGGGTGTTTCCTTGGCATTGAAGTCAAAGCACCAAACGGTGAACCGTCACTATTGCAGTTGGTCAACCTCAAAAAAATCAGAGAATCAGGCGGGTATGGAATTTTGTTATACCCCAAGGATTTTGAACAGTTCAAAATGTTCATTGCAAAAAAATCAGAACTTAACGCTTGGTATCTTTCCAACATTGAAGATCAGAAGCGTTGGGAAATAAAATTATCAAAATAAGGAGTGAAAGAGCATGGCAGCAAAAAAGAAAGCAGATGCAGCGGTTGAGAATACCGCAGAAGTAACACAGGAAACAGTTCAGGAAGAAATTGAACAGGTAGCAGCAGACAATGTAAAGGAACTTGACAATAAGAAGTATGTAGTTGACCACTTACTTTCAACCAAGCGTGAGGGAATGGAAGATCTGATTGCATACATGGAAGAAATCGGATTCTTTGAAGCACCTTGCAGTGGTGGAAATCACCTTGCTTGTCAGTTCGGTCTTGTTCATCACAGCAGAAATGTAATGATGGCAGCAGAAAATATTGGTTATGCACTTCTTGGTAAGGTCAAGTATACAGAAATCCGTGATTCAGTCATCATTGCAGCAGCATTACATGATCTTGGTAAGTGTGGGGACTTTGGCAAGCAGATGTATGTGCCTAACATCCTGAAATCAGGTAAGGCATCAGAAGCTAAACCGTTTAAGCGTAACCCGGCACTTCTTCCACTTGACCACGCAACCCGCAGCATCAAGTTAGCAACCCTTTTCATTGACCTGACGGAAGAAGAAGAATTTGCTATCAGATACCATGATGGTCTGTATGAATCAGCAAACTATGGTGTCAAAGGCAACGAAACAGCACTGTACTTGATTCTGCATTATGCTGATTTATGGTCAAGCCGTATCACAGAAGGTAGCACTGATGAAGGTGGTGATGAATAATGGAAGATATTTCAAAGGCAATAGAACTTGCGATTGCAGCCTTCAAAGAAAAATTCGGTGAAGATGCCAAACTTGAAGAAGGTGATGAAGTTGTCTTTCAGTTGAATAATTGTGTGTTAATTATCAGCATTGAAGATAACACAATGAAACAGAAATTCATTGGTGGTCAACCTATTAAGATTGACCATACTTTGAAAATTTATGAAAGTGAGGAATAAAACTATGGCACAGATGCTTTTGATTATGGGTGAATCAGGTACAGGAAAAAGTACCAGTATGAGAAATTGCGATCCGGCAACAACTGCCGTTGTGAACCCGGTTGGTAAGCCGTTACCGTTCAAGGGTAAATTCACAATGCTGAACAGTGAGGTTGAATCACGCAAAATCTGCAAGTTTATGAAGGAACAGGCAGCAGCCGGGAAGAAGTTATTGGTGGTTGATGACTTCCAGTATATTCTTTCAGTCCCTTACATGAACCGTATCAAAGAAAACGGTTGGGACAAGTGGAATGATTTTGGTGCAAACTACTTTGAAATCATTGAGGTATGCAAGGAACTTCCTGATGATGTGGTAGTTGCTTATATGACCCACACAGAAACACTTGAAAATGGTGTTACTACTATTAAGCTGATCGGAAAGTTACTTCGTGAGAAGATCACCATTGAAGGACTTTTCACCATTGTACTTAGAACAGGCGTGAATGAAGGAAAATATTATTTTTACACACAGAACAGTGGCAAGGACACAGTGAAGTCACCTATGGGAATGTTCCCGGCATACGCCATTGACAATGACCTGAATTATGTGGCTGATAAAATCCGCAACTTCTATGAAGTCGGTGAGTATAAGACAGATGCAGAAATGGGTCAGGCTGATGCACAGGCTGCATCCGATCTT